AAAGAGCTGAAGCTTACTGGATGGCAGACATTGACGGAGCTCTCCTAAATCTCAAAGATTGGATGGGAGGAAGCTTCATAAGCTTGGAAGACACACTAACAAGCCTCAAAGAGGAGGAATAATAGAATGGGCTACTGTAGCTGCCCCCAAGTACCTAAAGAGCAGCAAAAGGCGCTGCTGGAAAGTTTCATCAAAGGGGCAGGACCTGAGTGGAACTTGTTGAAACTTCAAGAGCTATACCAAGCGTACAAGCAAGTTGACCCGAGCATGACAGTAGAGGCTTTTAAGCAAGAGATCTCGTCAACTATCCCCTTTAGGGGAGGCGCTTGCCCCAGGAGCTTTAGGTGCTGTGCAATGTGCACTAGGCAATGTCGGACCAGATGTATCCAGGATTGCTACAACAGAGTATATATGTGGCGGAAGATGCTACAAACAACCCCTGAGGAAAAGCAACCTCTGTTTCTTAAGCTTGCAGTAGCTTCTGTTGACGCTGCGAAGGATTTAGAAACTATTAGTTGGGTAGTAGGCGACGTGTTAAGCCGGAAAACGAATTCGTTGTTGAGGGAGTATATGAAAAATGCAGGACTTAGACCTGAGGAGAATCCATATAAGCTCGACTACGCACCGCAATACGAGGTTAAGATATCGGAGAAGACGGGGAAGAGCATTAAGAAGACGGTGTCTGAGACTGGCGAAGTTATTATTAGGCATTGGCCTAGTAGTGGTTTGTGTCCTTTCTGTCTACCAACAATTACAACGAAGAGAAAGCCTGGTAGAAAAAGTACCAGTAGCAGTAGTGACCGCTACGCCCGCAGCGACTAGTACCATGCTGCCGGCGATAACCGAACCCGAATCCGAACCTGAACCCATCGTAAAGCTTAGGTATCAGGAGCATGAGGCTCGGATGGTAGCGCAGACGGTGTGGGGCGAGATACGTGGTGGCAGTAAAGATGAATGGCGTCTGGTTATTTGGTGCATATGCAATCGAGTGGATAGTCAGCACAATGACTTTAAGAATCAAAACACTATTGAAGCAGTTGTGACTGCCTATAGACAGTTCCATGGATACTCGCCTACTAATCCTATTGATGAGGACATTATGGAAGTAGTCCTAGAGGAACTCTACAAGTGGTCTGCTGGTGAAGAAGCGCCAATTATAGAGCCCTATGCAACGATAAACGAGTACTTATTCTTTTATGGAGATGGTATACATAATTGGTTCAGAGAGGAGTGGTAATATGAAAGTGGAGCAGATGAGACACGTTCTGAAGAAGCAATACAGAAGTGCACCCAAGTGGGTTAATAAAGTCAACAAAATGAGTGATAAACAGGTCATAGCTGTGTACCTCCGAATGTTATCTGCTGGTCAAATTAAGTAGTACACCGTATCAGTGCCTGTTTCAACGCATATCAGTTTAAAAAGTTTCAAAAAAGTTTCAAAAAAGGCTTGCATTTTGCTTCAAAAGCCTATATAATATAATTAAGGAAAAAAAAAATCCAAAAAATACTAGGAGGAACCTACAATGGCAACAGAAACCAAAAACAATGCGCAGGTAAAGGCAACTAACAAAATCGAGCCCTTAATGGAAAAGATGGGCACTCCCACACTCAAGGCTCTTGCTGCTGTATTCGATCTCAAACCGGTTCGTTTATACAGCGTGGCTAAGCAGCCAAAAGAGGGCGTCGTCTATGACGCGAAGGTATACAACTGGGACGCTATCGAGAGGTTCATAACTCGCCGTCTCGATGCTGAGAAGGGATTACCGGACCTGGAAGCTGTTATCGCTAAGGCTCTTGAGATTGACGAAGAGCTGAAGAAGCTTGACGGGCGCAGAGCTCCGCGCGGCGAGGGCGGTGCTTATGGCAGGAAGATCGAGGTTGACGGCAAGATGGTTCCTGCACGTCGTTTCGCTAATCACGAGATGTCCAGCGGTATGTTCGTAGCACTTAAGGATGATCCTCATGTGTATGAAATCGTCATGCAGACTCTTTCTCACACCGTGCTGCGTCCTGTAAAGTCTCCTAACAAAGGTGACTATGACGGCAACGACATTAAAGTCATTTCTAACGGAATGCTGAACCTCAAGGGCATTGGACCTTCCGGTATTGAGGCTGCTTTGAAGGAACGTTTCAGCGGCGAGTACGCAAAGAAGTTGGCAGCAGAAGCTCAGGCTGCTGCTGATGCAGTTAAGGCGAAAGCCTAATCTACCATCAGACAAGTCTGGTAGGGGGATCCAGCTCCTCCGGTTGACTCTAGGGGTACTTGCTCCTTCCTCCTCTTACCAAAGGAACCCCCTACCGACTTTATACATAACGTCGAAGCCCCTGACAGTTTGCTGTCGGAGCTAACACAGGTCAATTGCTAGTGCATGCGACGGTAGTTAAATCTAGAACAACAAAGTGTCAGGGGCTTTGACTATTTAGAAAGGAGGGTACATTATGACACCTGAACTGTATGAGAAGATTTGCAAAGCTATCGAAACTATTTTAAGCGGCGTCTGTAAGCGAGTAGACATTGACGACAAGGTCAAGGTTTACGAGGTCAAGAATGTCATTCGTATTGACATTAAGGTATCAGACAATGAGTGATGGGTATGCGCATTGTCCGGAGTGTAAATGCTGGGTACCTTCGGATGACATGGTGTATGACTATGACGATGATGGCAGGCTTCTAAAAGTGTGCCTCTATTGTCTCGGTGAGAAAGAATTACCGTACAACCCAGCACTAGGTCGCAAGGGGTTCGTCTTAGACGAGCACTATGGTCAGGTACAATGTCTCTACTGTGACAGTTGGAACACAGAAGAGTACGACCCCATTAAATACCCTGAGAATGGTTCTTGGGGATTATACCACTGCATGGAATGTGGTGAGTTTTTTAGGAGGATTTTAGAGTGAAAGGTATAGTACAAATGGAATGCACTCCCTTGGGGATTCAGACGACTTGTAAGCTTGAGGACGTGAGTATCACAGACAAAGCGTATTTGTTTCATTGTCTAAAACAAGCTCTTGAAGTTGATGATTTAGAGTGGCGCTTCATCAATGGTTGCGTAGAGTTCCTGGAGCAGGTTGATGATGAGAAAAGAGCTGTTGAAGGAACTTTTTGGTGATATATCATGAGAATAGACGTATCAGAGATAAAGACATTTAGGACGTGTAAAAGGCAGTGGCAATTATCTAGCCGCAATCGTTTTCACCTTCGTCCGATCGTGACCCCACCACACTTTGCTCTAGGTACACTGTTCCATGAAGCGCTGGCTATGATGTACTGTGGCGTCAGCCTGGAGAAGATTATGGACATGGTCAAGCGTGAGATGCAGCCAGACAGTGATGCAGCGCTTTTGGCTATGATACCTGGATACTACAAGAATGTTCTTCCCGGGGACTTGGAGCGTTTCAAGGTATTAGACATTGAGTACAAGTTTGAATTTGTGCCCACAGACAGCAAGGGGGAGCTTTTATTCGACCCCGTGCCCACAGAAACTCCAGGCGAGTTTGAGCACCCCATCATTATATGCGGCTCCATTGACTTAGTTGCCTTGGACGTTGAAGAGAATGCTATCTACGGCTTCGAGCACAAGACGACACAGAACTTCAGAGATGAGTCATACATATGGATGGATGAACAGCCTCGTGTTTACACTGAAGCGCTGAAGCGCTATGTTGCTGATTACAATGAGCGTAAACGCACAGCATGGCTGAATGCAGGAGCACCTGCTGATAAAGAGCCTGTGCCCGCAACACTTGGAGGCATCTACCTCAATGAGGTTAAAAAGTTGCTTCGTCAATTCCAGTATCGACGGACCCTGTGCAAGTACTCAGATGAGGACCAGGACAACTTCCTGCAGGCATTCTTCGTAAGCTGCAACAGCGTAAAGAGCTTTGTGGAAAACAACAGCTATGCAGCTCCTAATCCAAGCTACTTTGCCTGCCAGATGTGTGCATTCAAAACTATCTGCAGTACATACATGTATGAGAACTTAGACAAAGAGACTGTGCTGGAGGAGTTCCAAGAGGAGTTCCAGGAACGTACAGAAGATCACCTTGACGAAAAGGTTGAACGTCATTTGGATTGAGAAAGGCGGTGGCGCCGTGTTTACTATAAACGAAAGAGGAAACATCGAAGTTCCTGTGCGTGCAGTTTACCGGATCGAAGAAATCCCGTTTCTTTTTTGGTGCATCATAAAGCAGACATACTCAAAGCTGCGAATCAGAGTTTGTTTGAGAAGAAATGCAGTTTGAAAAATTATGAGCACATTTAAAATAACTGAAAAAATTTATATTAGTGCACTTGATTTTTGAAGCAAAAGCCTATATAATATGAGTATAAGAGGTGATTAAATGAGGGTTATTGATTTGTCACAAGTAAATACAGGCCCCATCTTTGCTCTAGTGTATGGAGCGTCCGGTACAGGCAAGACTCACTTGATAGGTACCTTGGGTGAGCTAGGTCAAGTACTCATTATTGATATTGACCAAGGTATAAAGACTTTGCAGAATGCACCGGACCTGCAGAATGCTGGCTACACTAAGAACATCACAGTGGTGTCCTTTGATAAGTTCAAAGACCTGGACCAGGCTTACAAACTGATAGCGGCTAACGATGTTAAGAAGTGGAACGACTTTTTCAACATGGGCAGGAAGCCAGAAGAGTATGTGGAGTATATTACTCAGCCGTTTGATTGGGTTGCTTGGGATACTTGGTCTGAAATCCAGTGGTACATGCTGGAAGAGCTTAGGTCTATGGACCCTGAGTTGAAAGGTGCCGGTCTGAACTTTCGTAAGAACTTTCAGATACAGCACTGGGGTATGATGACAGACCTCAACAAGCTGGCAATACAGGCTTTGCGTAAGTGTCCTGTTAATCAAGTGTTCACTATGCAGGAGAAAATGGACAAGGATGAGGTCGCCGGTACTATATACGGCGGACCTGCTATCCACGGTAAAATGGTCCAAGAGATGCCTACGTACTTCGATATTGTTGTGCGTACCTACACGGACATGAACGGTAACTACTATGCAACAGATAGAGCGAAAGGTCGCTGGCCAGGTAAGACCAGACTTGGCGTAGGTGCTGAGTACAAAAACCCCACAGCCAAGCAGCTGTTCACGAAATAGCTACAGCCTGTACCAGAACACCAGGCTAAACAAAACTGGAGGTAAAAGCTCATGCAAAAAAATCAACGCGTATCTCCCCTACTCGTAACCTTGGTGGTTACATTCGTCTCATTCCTGATAATGTCCAACATTCTAGCGAATCATATGATTCAATTCATTTGGTGGTCTATTGATGCAGGAACGCTTACATTCCCAATAACCTATGTTTTATCAGACGTCTTCTCTGAGGTATATGGTTACAAATGGTCTCGCAGAGTATCCTGGATGGCAGCAGCTATGACTACTATCTTCTCATTGCTGATTATGCTATCCTGCGCTCTGCCCCAACCGGAGTGGTACGATGGTAGCCACTTTGCCATAGCACTTAGAAGCTCTTTTCGAATTGTTATTGCCTCTGTAGTCTCTTATACTTGTGGCGACTTCGTCAATGACAGAGTCTTCAGACGTATGAAGAGAAAGCACCCTTACAGTCTGAAGGGCTTTACCTGGAGAGCTATCATATCGTCACTGTTTGGCAATACAGTTGATTCTGCACTGTTTGTTATTGTTGCTTTCCTTGGTACTATGCCTACAGGTGAGATGCCAGGAATGGTAGGTATCAATATCGTACTTAAGACAGGTTACGAGGCTTGCATACTGCCATTAACAGTACTTGTTACTCGAAAAGTAAAACTTGTGGAAGACATGGCCAAATGTAATTTCATAAGGTAGGCTCTATAAAGCTTAACATAACGAGGCTTGGGTAAGAGGACCCTGTAAGTAGTTGATAGTGGAACAATAACCTCCGTCCAGGAGTCCCCTGATAGACGTAAAATACCA